GGTTATATATATCTAATTCCCTAACTTTTTCAGCATGGGCACATGCTTTTTCATATGTATCAAAAACACCTCCGATTCGAATTCCTGTAGTAGTTGAAACTTCTTTATCACTTAAAAATGATAAACAAACAAATTTTTGGTCATTTGGTATAATTGGAACAATTGTTTGACTCATTATAACAATATTTAAAGTAATCCTTTAAATAATTAAGTTGTAGGATAAAATTCCCATTTTAAATGTTGACAAAATCTTCTCCAAATTTTATCTTGTTCCATTAATTTACTAGGTTTAAGCATCGGAAAATAATTTAATAAATGATCTAATTCTAATAATTCACTAAATTTATACAATATATAAGGATATGATAAAAAGTTTTTTCTACCTTTTGGTTTATATAGTTCCCAAGGTTCTTGAATTTGAACAAACATGTTAATAAATTTTTTTTCATAAATAGGATCAATCTTTGGAGCTGGAATATTTGTAAGTTTATTAATAATAAATGGGATATGTTCATATAATTTATTATAACCTAATTTTTTAAGAATACTTTGTAATCTGTCTCTTGTTATTTCTGTATATTCTTTTATTCTCATTTTGTTAATTTCTTTTATAATATCTTTAAAAATTTCTTCTGAAATATCTGTAGTTTCTTTTGCTTGAAATTGGTTTAACCATTCCTTAAAATGATTAATTCTTTTATATGGAGAATAGTCTTTAATTTGTCTATCTTCATCTATAATTATTAATTCCATATCACCACATTGAGGACAAATATATGATGACTTTGAAATATCTAATATTTTTTCAATATTACAACATTCACAATAAATTATTCTATTTTTCCCGTCATCTTTATTAATTTTAATTCCTTCTACAAGTTGGCAATATTTTGCGAATAATTTTTCTTTATCTGATATATTTGTTTCTTCTATTTTTTCTTTGTTAAAAAAATCTAAAATATTTTTTGATTCTACAACTTTATTATTTGAATCTCTTGAGTTATAATATTCATTAATTAATTCACCAACATCATCAAAATAATTCATTTCATCTACCATGTTTTCATTATTATTTATTTCATCTTCTAATTCTTTTTGTTGATCTAATAATTTAGCTCTTGAATTTAAATCGACAATTATATTATTTTCTCTATCTTCATCGATTTTTCTTAATTGATTATTTATTTTATCCAATTTAATTTTTAACTTATCATTATTTTTATAATTTTTATTAAAATTATTTATTTTATTTTTATACTTTTTTTCTAAAGTATTAGATTCTTTGATTGTGCAATTAGATTTACTTATGTCCTTTTTAATTTTAAAATTTATGGACATTATTATATAATATTTACAATCTTTTTAATACTAAATTTATAAAAAATATTTAAAAAATAATATTTAATATAGTAAATTTATAAAAATATAAAAATATTTACTTTTTTTTTAATAAATATAAACTTTTTGATTTAAAATAAATAATTATTAAAAAAAAATATTCTAAAATTTTTTTCTATAATAAGGTATATGGCAGGTGCTTTAATGCAACTCGTTGCCTATGGTGCACAAGATGTTTACCTCACAGGTAACCCACAAATTACTTTTTTCAAAGTTGTCTACAGAAGACACACTAATTTTGCTATGGAATCAATGGAACAAACTCTCAACGGTACTTCCAACTTCGGTAACAAAGTCGTATGCAAAGTTTCAAGAAACGGTGATCTCTTAGGTCCATGCTACGTTCAAACTACTTTACCAGCAGTTTCAAGCGAACAATGGGTTAACCGTGTTGGCTGGAGACTCCTTAAACAAGTTGAACTCAGAATTGGCGGTCAAATGATCGATAGACAATACTCAACTTGGATGCATGTCTGGACTGAACTTTCACACACCACAGACCAAAAAGCTCTTTTAGATAAAATCGTAGGTGCTACTGCTACTGATGGTCCTGACAGAAGTGATACTAATGCCAATGCAGCTCTCACTTTACATATCCCACTTCTTTTCTCTTTCTGCAGAAACCCAGGTCTCGCACTTCCACTTATTGCTCTCCAATACCACGAAGTCGAAATCCATATTGAATTTTCCAGTGCTAACGACTGTGCTCAAGATGGTTCAGCATCTGGTTCTCTTTCAGATACATCTTTATGGTGCGACTACATGTTCCTTGATACCGAAGAAAGAAAAACTTTTGCCCAAAACCCACACGAATACCTTATCGAAACCGTCCAAACTCAAGAAGAATCAGTCTCATCTTCTGCCACAAACAACATTAGATTAAACTTTAACCACCCAGTTAAAGAACTTATCTGGTGTGTCAGAAGAACAACCCCAGGTGGTGATCCATTCACAGATTTTGCTAATGCTAGTGGAACAACTGCTGGTACTGTTTCAAATGTTAGCTCAGCCATCCTCAAACTTAACGGTCAAGATAGATTTGCCTCCAGAGTTAACGATTACTTCAACTATGTCCAACCATTACAACACCACACTGGCAAACCAGATGTTGGTATTAATGCTTACTCCTTTGCTCTTAAACCGGAAGATCATCAACCATCAGGTACATGTAATTTCTCAAGAATCGATAATGCCCAATTACAAATTGTTACCCCAGCTTCTGCTGCCGGTACCGCTCACGTAATGGCTCACGGTTACAATGTACTCAGAGTTGCCTCTGGTATGGGTGGTCTCGCATACTCTAACTAAATTTTAAGTTACATATTTTTTTTAATTTTAACATTGTATTAATCAAAATATATAAAAAATAAAAAATAATTTAAAAAAAACCAAAATATTTTATTTTTATTTTTGAAAAATAAAATATTTTAAATTTTTTTCTATAACAAGGTATATGGCAGGTGCTTTAATGCAACTCGTTGCCTATGGTGCACAAGATGTTTACCTCACAGGTAACCCACAAATTACATTTTTTAAAGTTGTCTACAGAAGACACACTAATTTTGCTATGGAATCAATGGAACAAACCCTTAATGGTACTTCCAACTTTGGTAACAGAGTCGTATGCAAAGTTTCAAGAAACGGTGATCTCTTAGGTCCATGCTATGTTGAAACCGTTCTCCCAGCACAAACTTCTGGTGAACTTTGGGTTAACCGGGTCGGTTTCAGACTTCTTAAACAAGTTGAACTCAGAATCGGTGGTCAAATGATCGATAGACATTATTCATTATGGATGCATGTCTGGACTGAACTTACATACACCTCTGCTCAAAAATCAATCCTTGGTAGAATTATTGGTCAAAAAGCAGTTGATGGTACTCTTGCTACTGAAGTAACTCAACACAATCTTGGTACTGATAACGGCAGTAATAGCGATCCATTTAGAAGATTACACATCCCACTTATGTTCTCATTCTGCAGAAACCCCGGCCTTGCTCTCCCACTCATCGCCCTTCAATACCACGAAGTTGAAATTCATATTGAATTCTCCTCCGCCCTTGAATGCTCAGACGATGATAGTACTGCTTTATCTGGTGATTTATCAGATACCTCATTATGGTGTGACTACATGTTCCTTGATACCGAAGAAAGAAAAACTTTTGCCCAAAACCCACATGAATACCTTATCGAAACTGTCCAAACCCAAGAATCATCAGTTACTGCTTCATCTGGTAACAACATTAGATTAAACTTTAACCATCCAGTTAAAGAACTTATGTGGGTTGTCCAACAAGCAGCTACCGCCCATACTGGTGACAAATTCACTAACTTCTGTGATGCCACATCAACTGCTGCTGGTACATCATCAAATGTAACTAATGCTCAACTTAAACTTAATGGTCAAGACAGATTTGCCCAAAGAGTTAACGATTACTTCAACTATGTCCAACCATACCAACACCACACTGGCAAACCAGATCTTGGTATTAACTGCTACTCCTTTGCCCTTACCCCAGAAGATCATCAACCATCAGGTACATGCAATTTCTCCAGAATCGATAATGCTGAATTAAACATGACTTCAAGAGTTGCTGGTACAGCCACTGTTATGGCTCACGGTTACAATGTACTCAGAGTTGCCTCTGGTATGGGAGGTCTTGCCTACTCTAACTAAATTGTTAAATTTACAAATTTTTACTATATATTAACAAAAATATATATAAATAAAATATAATATTTATATATATAATAATTGATGAATGGATCAATATTACAATTAGTTTCATTTGGAAAAGAGGATGAATATCTAACTAGTAGACCACAAATTAGTTTTTTTAATATTGTATTTAAAAGACATACATATTTTGCTATTGAAACAATGGAACAGTCATTATTTGGAGAAAATAATTTTGGTGGAACATCTATTTGTAAAATTTCAAAAAATGGAGATTTGCTTGGTCCATGTTTTTTAAAAGTTACATTACCTAAAATTAATACTAAGCAAGAATTTCAAAATTATGGTTTATATTATTATCATGATACTTTTGAAAATAAAAGTAAATGGGTTAACCGTGTTGGGTTTAGATTAATTAAAAACATTAAATTAAAAATAGGTAGTCAAATTATTGATGAATTATACTCCACATGGATGTATGTATGGGCTGAATTATTTTATAATAATAATAAAAAATCAATGTTAGATAAAATGGTTGGTACTAAAGGTTCTGATGGTAGTAGAAATGGTTTAAATACAAATACTACTCATGATTTACAAATACCATTAATGTTTTCTTTTTTTAGACATCCTAGTTTATATATACCATTATTAAGTCTTGAATATAATGATGTAGAATTTCAGATAGAATTTGAAACATTGGAAAACTGTTATTTTGTTAACAATGATAATCAAAGAACAACTAACAATTTATCTGGAAATTTGTCTAATGTGTCATTAAGCTGTGACTACATTTTTTTAGATGAAGAAGAAAAAACAAATTTAAAAAAATATAATTATGATTATCTTATTGAAACTTTACAATCTCAAGAAAATATTAAAGTTAATAACGGAAAGAATGAAAACATTGAATTAGATTTTTATCATCCAATAAAAGAATTATTTTGGATTGTGAGAAGAAATTATAGTAATAATGTTGGTGATAAATTTACTGACTTTACAAATAATGCATCTGGAATAACTTTAGCATCTGAAGGCACAATAATAGATGGAAGTTTAGATGAAGATGATATCGCATTTAGTTTAGGAAAATCTGGAACATTAAGTAATATATCTTTTGCTAGAATTTATTTAAATGAAGAAGCCAGAATTTCTGAAAGAAATAATACTTATTTTAACTATATTATTCCCTACCAACATCATAAATCATCTCCAGATTTAGGTATAAATGTTTACTCATTTAGTTTATATCCTGAAGAACATCAACCGTCAGGAGTATGTAATTTTTCTAGATTACAAAAGAAAAGTTTGAGTATAACATCTAAAACAAATGGTTTACTTAATATTTATGCCCTTGGATATAATGTAATTAGAGTTAAAAATGGTTTTGGTCAATTAGCTTATGCTAAATAAATCTCCTATGGTTTAAAAATATTATCAGGCAAATTTTGTAGAATTGCTGGATAGCAATGTAATTTACATTTTTCTACATGATACCCAACTAAACATGGTTCATCTATACCTTTACCACAACATCTAAATTTATTTGTTATTTCATAAAATCCTAATAAATGTGTTTTACAGCTATCTTTTTTATTTTCATTAGGTTTAAAACCAGTATGACATAATTTACATTGTTTTACTTCATTATTATCTAAATTATTTAAAAACTCATTAATTGTATTAAGTTTTTCATTTGTTACAAGTTTTTTGTGAATATCTGATATTAACCAGTCAGGTACACACCATTTATCACAAATTGATAACATTAATTTTAGATTTGTACTTGGATGATGAATTAAAGTTTTATATCTAACACTATCAAAAATATGTTTAATCATATAATAATCCTCATCTATTTCATAAATTTGATCATCAATATCATCGTGAGAATATGTATCTATTATTAAATTTGTTAAAAAAAAACTATCTAGATTTTCTAAATCTTGAAATTTTAATTTTAATTCATAATTGTCTCTACTTTTAATAATAATCATAATAATCTAATAAAAAAATATTTCTTTAATCAATTTTTTATCTAAAAAAAAACTATGTATTTATAATATAAACAATGAGTGGAACATTGATCCAATTAGTCTCTTATGGAGCAGAGAATATTCCTATAAATTATAATCCAGAAATAACTTTTTTTAAAACTGTTTTTAAAAGGTATTACAATTTTGCAATGGAATCTGTGTATCAACCAATTCATGATAGTGTAGATTTTGATAAAGAAATAAATATTAATTTAAGTAAAAAGGGAGATTTACTATCAAAAGTTTACTTGGAGGTAACATTACCACACTCAAATGAAAATAATTCGTATTGGACAAATAGAATTGGTTTTAATTTAATTAAAAAAATAGAAGTATATATTGGTAATCAATTATTTGATCGTCAATATGGACAATGGATGCATATACATAATAATATTAATGAATCTATAGAAACAAATAATATTATTGATAAAATTGTCGGTAAACAACGATTATTATCTAATCAATCACAAAAAATAATAATACCTTTTTACTTTTCATTTTGTAAACACTATCAAAATTCTATACCTTTGTGTGCTTTAATTCATCAAGAAGTAAAATTTAAAATATTTTTTAATTCTAAAATTAATTGTCATCAAAATGGTACAATACCCACAGGGGGTTTAACTAATGCTAAACTATGGTGTGATTTTATTTATATTGATGATGAATTAAAAAAAAATATTGTACAAAATAAAACAAATTACTTATATGAGTCTGTTGAAAGATATCAAAAAAATATAAATAAAAATTTTATAAAAAATATATCCTTACCTTTTACTTTACCATCTAAAGAAATTATATTTGTAATTAAATCAAATGATAATACTGGTGATAAGTTTACTAGTTTTAAAAGTATTAATAATTTAAATTTAGTTAAAAAAGCACAATTTAAAATAGAAAATACAAATGTATTATCAGATGGATTTAAAGATGGAAATTATTTTAATAAAATTATTCCATTTAAATATCACAATGGAAATATTGATACTGGGATTAATATATTATCATTTTCTTTAAAACCAAATGATTTAGAACCAAGTGGATATTTATTCTTCAAAGAATTAAAAAAGCCTACTTTATTTGTAGAAAGTTTAGAAGACGGTATGATACATATTTATTCGGTGGGCTACAATATTATTACTTTTGATAAAGGTTATATTTCTAAAAAATATATTTATTAACTTTTATATTAAAGATTAAATAAATATTTATAGCATGAAAGTACATCCTCATAATTGTTTATGTAGGAGATGTAAAAAAAAAAGAAAAAAACATCAAAAAGAAGAAAAAGTTGTTTTAAGAGTATCAATGTCATTAATTGTATCAATATTTATATTACTATGTTTTTTGTGAATATTAATTTAAACATTTTTTTTCTATTAGAATAATAATGAGCGGAGCATTTTTACAACTTGCTGCTTTAGGATCACAAGATGTATATTTATCAAGTAATCCAGAAATAACTTTATTTAAAAGTGTGTATAAAAGATATACTCATTTTTCTATGGAAACAGAACAATTAAATTTTGATGGGGCAAATGTAGAATTAAATAATTCTAATATTTTTACTGCTACTTTAGGAAATGGAGGTGGAGATTTAATATATAAATGTGTCTTAGTTATAAAGTTAGAAGCAAATTCAACAAATACTTGGGGGTATGTTAATAATTTAGGTCATGCTATTATAGATGAAATATCAGTTTCTATTGGACAAACAGATGTTGACACAATTTATGGAGACTGGCTAGAAAATTGGCATTCTTTAACAAGAAATTCTAGTCATGATGAAGGGTATAACAAAATGATTGGTAATGTACAAGTTATGACTGACTACAAAGAAAATCATCCTGAATATACTTTATATATACCATTACATTTTTGGTTTACTAGACAAAGTAGTTTAGCATATCCCATTTGTAGTAGTACAAGACAGCCAATACAATTTAGAGTAAAATTAAAAAATGCTGTTGATATTATTAATTATCCAGGAACTGTTCAACCTACAAGTTTACCAAGGATATTAAATGGATATTTTTTAATAGATAAAATTTATCTTGACCCACAAGAAAGAACTTTATTTATGAATAATAATCATGAATATTTAATTGAACAAATTCAAGAATTGGAAAGTAATATTAATTCAAATAAATTTCAAGATGAATTAACATTTGATAAATCATGTAAATTTTTAATATGGAATATTAATTTAGCTAGATATTTTAACAGAAATAGTTTTTTATCTTGGGCATATGATGGTGATTGGGAAAATGCTAAAAATGAATTTGCTAAATTAATTTATTTAGTCTCAAGAGAAAATTTAAACACAACTGATATAAGTAATCCATATGTTGTTATACCTTCAACTCTTAATAATATTGGCAATGGTCCCAGTAAAATTACAAATGGAGGAACAAAATTATTAGAATTAGCAAATAAAGTTGATGGTTTAATGTTGTTTACACAATTAGTTGGTAGTGAATATAGAGCTGAAGCAAAAACTAGTAATGTTGTTTTAACAAAAAATGATATTACAATGGAAGACATATCGTTAACAA